AAGAAATTTTCTTATACCGATAACGAAATGGGAAAAATATGTTCATCGGGACAATATAGTACTTATGAAGGAAATTTTTATAAAAATAAAGAAAATCAGGTTAAATTTAAGGAAATTAGTAAAAAATTTAAAAAAAATCCAAAATTTAGAAAATTAAAGACACATAAACAACGTTATACAAAATTTTTACAAACTAATTTTCACCAAGGCGAATTACCTAAAGTCATTAATACTATTAAAAATGATTATTATACTTATGTTAATAGTGAATGGTTTAAAGAACATGACATTGAGAAAAAATCTGAAAATTATTATGTTCAATACGATAGTTTTCGTATAGTACAAGAACAGGTTTACTACAAGTTAATTGACTATGTAGAGAATTATATAAAAGAAAATCCTAATTCTAAAAAAGCCACTGCAATAAAAAATGTATATTATTCATTGCGTAATGATACTACTAAAAAAACATTACAACACGTTGATGGTGTAATAACACAGTTAGATCAGTTTATAGAAAAGGATGATATGTATGGCTTATTAGCTATGGTAAATTCCAATGAAACCATTTCGTGGTGTGCTCCGATTAATTGGACACTTAGACCAGACGAAAAAAATGTAAAACAATATATAAGTCATTTGGATACAGGTAGATTAGCCTTGTATGATTATTCTATTTATATGGATATGCCTACGGATGATAATGAAACTAAAAAATACAAGCATTTAGTTAAAAAAGAATATTTAAACTATATAAGCGAAGTTTTTAAAATATTGCTGGGTTCGAAGGCATCTAAATATAACCCGCAAGATGTTTTAGATGTTGAAATAAGTATGCTTATTACAGGTGGTTGTGATGAAAATCTAAAAAATGATCCTAATTATTACAATAAAGTTACTTCAGCTGAATTAGAAAAGAATTATGATTTTGATTGGACTACTTTTACGAAAAAAATGGGCTATAAAGAAATACCAAAAAATATAGTTGTTGGTGATTTGAATGCTCTGAAATGTACCGTTCGTTTATTTAAAGAAAATTGGAATTCGGAAAAATGGAAAACCTTTTGGTTATTTATTCAATTTAAACAGATGATTCGGTTTGAGGAATCTATGCGACACGTGCATTATAATTTTTACAATAAATTTTTAGAAGGACAACCGATACAAATGCCATCTAAGATTTATCCCATCTTTGGTTTATCTCTTTTATTTAATACATTTTTATCAGAACAATATGTTGAACATAATTATAATCCGCTTTACGTTAATTATGTGAAACATTTGGTGGATGATCTGAAAGAATTATTTATACAAAAACTTCAACTTAACACGTGGTTATCACCTTCAACAAAGAAAGCGGCTTTAGATAAGTTAAAAAAATTAGTAATTACGGTAGGTAAACCGGCAAAATTAAGGTATGATCCTTTATTTAATTATGTAGCAGATGACCCTTTACATAATGTGGGTTTACTTCTGAGATGGAAACACAAAAAGTATATTGCTTTAGAAGGAAAACCGGTCATTGATATACCTGAATTTGATTGGAATATATTTAAAATCACTGGAACACAATGTTATATGGTTAATGCGTATTATCGCCCTGACAGTAATTCCATTTATGTGCCTTTAGCCTATTTACAAAAACCTTTTATTGATTTAGAAGAGAGAGGATTAGAATATAACTTGGTTTATATTGGATATACTTTAGGACACGAATTATCTCATGCGTTAGATGAATCGGGTAGTAAATTTGATGCCGATGGAAATTTGAATAATTGGTGGACTGAAGCCGATAGCAAAATTTTTAACAATAAAATGAAAGATATTATTAAGCAATATGAAACATTCGCGGCGCGCGATGGAATAAAGTTTGATGCAACAATTAGTGTCGGGGAAGATTTAGCAGATATTTCGGGATTGGCTTTAGTGGAAGCCTATTTATTAGACAATCAAGTTATTAATGACGAAAGTACAATGCTTAAAAAAATGAATTTAGCAAAATTTTATATGAATTTTGCCATTCAAGGCCAACAACAAATATATAAAAAAGCAATTAAGGCTCAACTAAAAATGAATCCACATCCTTTAGAGAAATATAGATGTAATTGTCCATTGGCTCGTTTAGAATTATTTAAAACAATTTACGGAATTAAAAAAGGCGATGGAATGTGGTGGGAAAGTGATACTATATGGTAATTTTTTTTTAATTTTTTTAGTATATATATATATTTTTTAGTATATATATATTTTTTTTTTATATATTTTTGTAGTATTATTTTATTTTTTTTATAATTATTTAGGATTATTCTTATTATATTTATTTATAAAAAACCATAAGTTTTTATTTTTTTTGTTTATTATATATATAAATGCCTGTCAGACGTACAAAGAAAACTGGTGCTAACGTTCGTCGTAAAACTGCTCGCAAGGTAGTAAAGAAAGCTGTTGTTGCTACAGCGGCAGTTGCTGCTAGCAAGGGTGCCGCTGCGGCGGCTACGGTTGCCAGATCCTTAGGCAAGACTATGACCAAGGGTATGCAACGAAGCATTAAACGAAGCATGCAACGAGGCATTCAACGAAGCATTCAACGTGGTGTTCAGAAGGGTGTTCAACGATCTGTCACCAAAGGCCGAAATTAAATTTAGAGTTATAAAAATAAAAAAAATTATTTTTATAAGTTGTTATTTTTTTTATATGCTTATATGCTTTATGTATTAACGAGCATACATTAGAGCTGCGTTACCCCCCGTAAAAGTCAATATATTATATCTCTCTTCCATCACGGTTAAATCAACGTTGTAATCATAAATTCGCCACGTTGGTTTATTTATACCAATAATTTCGCCGGTAATTCTGTCACATACAGTAAATACTTGCGCCGATGGATCTAGGGGTGGTTGAAATGTAGTAAACTCAAATTGTATATCTTTAAATTTACTTAAATTAATCGCACCACATGGCTGAAAATCAAAAGGGTCCGTCTTCAAATTAAAATTATAGCAATAGAGCCCATCGGGTGAATTTCCCGCCGAATGAGAATATTTTTCCACATAATTAAACACACCGGCATCAAACTGATTTTCGCGATATTTTCCATCTAACAATAACGCCCAATTTTGCATAATATCTTTTTGGTTAGCTGGATTATAACGCCCCGTAACATAAATACTTGAAGGTGTATCCGTTTGTCCTTCAAAACAACCTGAACCCGAAAGATCCGTTGAAGGTGTATAATAACCACTTCCACAATTTAAAATGATTGGCGTATACCCATTATTTATAGAGGGAACTTGTAAATCATATGGCAAATAATCATACGGCCAATTAGTATAGTTTGACCACTCATTTCGCATATAAGCGTCACTCCGTTGAAAAAACCACATCCAATTTGCTACCATACTTAAACTTTCAAGTGAAACTTTCTTTGAACCAGTTACATTTGGAAAAGAATATTCATATACTTCTTTAATTAAATATTGCTGATTTTCTGAAGCAAATACTTGTCTTTCATCTTCTGATAAAAAAACATAGGTGCTAATTAAATGTATATTTGCAGCCCAATTCGTCCGTTTATCAGCCAAAGTATAATCTAATTGCGGGTTGGGTGGCGGTTGAATAAATCGGTAAAATTGGAATACATTCTCCGTCTGATTCGCTTGTTGATAATTCATATCTAGATTATTAACATCACGCACTACATAGAGTTCATTTATGGATCGCATTTCTACTTCAATATATAACTCATTGTATTGTAAACTAATAAGCGGAAAAGCCATTTTTGCAGCCAGCGTAAACCAAACGTTTAGGGGTATATATAATTTTCTAGCACGAATAGAGGGCTCGGGTCCTAAATCGGTGTCATCGTAATAAGCATTCGGATATACATTTGACCGCGTTCCCGCATTGGCTGGATCATTTAATTCGGCAGTATTACCTGTCATTTTGTAATACATTTGTTTTTTAGCTTCATCAAAATCCCGTTCTACTAAATTTTGTAAATATTGCCCGGAAAACTTTTGAATAATTTGTCCGCCAATCGTAAATTTAACCTCTTTTATCATTTGCGTCCCCAGATTTTTAATCCATTTAAACTCATAAGGACGCCATTGTCCTC